GTCAGCGCCGCAGCCTCAGACTGATACTCATCGCGGTGTTCCATAAGCAGCCGCACCGCACGTTCGCGGAACTCAGGCGAATACGGCTTCGAGGTCTTCTTCTTTTGTGCATGTTCCATAACGGGCAATTCTCCGAGAGTTTTGCCCTCCGGTAAAGCCGGGGCGGTTCAGCCCGGTATCGGGGCCTACTTACGTCGACGTCACCGACGCGGGCAAACGCCTGCGCCGGGGCGCGCGGCTGTGGACGGTGGCGGTCTCGACCTTCAAGGCCGAGACCTACCGCCATCTCGGCCTGCCACGCCCGACGAAGGAGGAACTGGCCGAAGGGGCGGTGTATCCTCCTGGCACCGTGCATCTGCCGGATTGGGTGGACAGCGAATGGCTGAAGCAGCTCGTGGCCGAGGAGCTGGTCACCGTGCGCACCAAGCGCGGCTTTGCCCGGCTCGAATGGCAGAAGCTGCGCGAGCGCAACGAGGCGCTGGACTGCCGGGTCTACGCCCGCGCCGCCGCCTGGATCGTCGGGGCGGACCGCTGGTCCGAGGCGCGCTGGGCCGATCTGGAGGCGCAGGTGGCGGGGGATGGCAAGGCCGAGGGGAGCCACGACAAGACCGCCGCCGGTTCCATTCGTGCAGTGCGCAGTCCGGCGCGGCGCAGGTCGGTGGCGTCGAATTACATGAGGTAGACATGGCCACAATCGCAGAACTGAAGTCCCGCCGCGAAGCACTGGCGGCGTCGCGCGCCAGCGGTGTGGCGAGGGTCAGTTACGACGGCAAGACCGTGGATTACCGCAGCCTGACCGAGATCGACCGGGCGATCGAGGTGCTGGACCGCGACATCGCTGCGGCCGAGGGGCGAAAGATCATCCGGCAGGTGCGTGTGATTACTACCAAGGGGCTGTAGCGCATGGGCTGGCTTGACGCTTTTCGCCGCCGGGGCACCGGCGGCCCTGTGTCCTTCGGGCTTACGCCGCCCCACCGGGGCGACGGTCCCTCCGGACTGCGCGCGCGGCTCGAAGGGGCGATGTCGCAGCGCCGGTTGCGGGGCTGGCAGCCGCCGCTGGAAAACATCAACTCGCTGATTGCCTCTGGCGGGCCGCGTCTGTTGGCGCGGTCGCGCGAGTTGGTGGTGACCAATGGCTATGCCGCCAATGCCTGCGAGGCCTTTGCGTCGAACCTGGTGGGCGACGGGATCAAGCCTTCGTCGCTGATCGAGGATCCGGACTTACGCGACCAGGTGCAGCGGCTTTGGCTGGCCTGGACCGATGAGGCGGACGCCGATGGGCTGACCGACTTCTACGGGCTGCAGGCCATGGTGGCGCGTGAGATGTTCGTGGCGGGCGAATGCTTCGTGCGGATGCGCCCGCGCCGGGCCGAGGATGGGCTGCTGGTGCCGATCCAGCTTCAATTGCTGCAATCAGAGATGCTGCCGTTCGAGAAGACCGAGGCGGCGGCCAACGGCAATCGCATCCGCTGTGGGATCGAGTTCGATCTCATCGGTCGCCGCGTCGCTTACCACTTCCGCCGCCGCCATCCCGGTGACAGCACAGATCAGGGGATGGTCACGCCCGAAACGGTCCGCGTTCCGGCCGGGGACGTTCTGCACATCTACCGACCGATTGATGCAGGGCAAATCCGGGGCCTGCCGCATGTGGCGCCCGCCATGGTGCGGCTGTTTCTGCTCGACCAATATGACGACGCCGAGCTTGACCGGAAGAAGACGGCGGCGATGTTCGCGGGCTTCATCACCAAGACCGCACCCGAAGAACAACTGATGGGCGAGATCGAGGCGACCGACGACAGCGGCGCGACGGTCAGTCTGGAGCCGGGCACCTTGCAGGTGCTGTTGCCCGGCGAGGATGTGAAATTCTCCAGCCCCGCCGATGTTGGCGGCGGCTACGAGGCGTTTCAGTACCGGACGCTGCTGTCAGTCTCGGCCTCGCTGGGGCTGCCCTATCACTTGGTCACCGGCGATGTCCGGCAAGCCAACTATTCCAGCTTGCGCGCCGAACTGGTCGAGTTTCGACGCCGTGTCGAGCAGTTGCAGCATGGGGTGGTCGCGCATCAGCTGTGCCGCCCAGTCTGGGCGCGGTGGCTGGAAACCGCAGTGTTGTCGGGGGCGCTGGACTTGCCAGACTTTGCCCGGTCCCCCGCGCGATATCGCCCGGTGAACTGGATCCCGCCGCGCTGGGATTGGGTCGATCCCCTGAAGGACATCCAGGCGCAGGTGCTGGCGATGGAGGCGGGGATCATCTCGCGGCGCAAGGTAGTCGAGGCCACTGGCTACGACGTCGAGGAAATCGACCGCGAGAACGCAGCGGACGCCAAGCGCGCCGGGGACATGGGTCTGCAGTATCGCACCAGCCCCGGTGAGACGCAGGGGGCGCGGGCGACACCAGCACGACAGCCAAAACCGGGGTCTGGCGGCGCTGCAGTCGTCAACGACCCAACCGAACAGGAGTGAACGCATGAACAGCTGGTACACGATCCGCGCCGAAAGCAGCGGCGCGGAGGTGGTGATCTATGATGAAATCGGGGCCTACGGCGTCTCGGCCAAGGGGTTTTTGGCAGAACTGGCAGCGCTGCCGGATGCCACCCCGCTGGCCTTGCGACTGAACAGCCCGGGCGGTTCGGTCTTCGATGCAGTCGCGATCTACAACGCGCTTCTGCGCCACACTGGCACGGTTACGGTCTGGATCGACGGCATCGCCGCTTCCGCTGCGTCCTACATCGCGATGGCGGGCGATGAGATCGTCATGCCGGAAAATGCCTTCCTGATGATCCACGATCCAGCCGGGATGGTCATGGGCACCGCCATCGACATGCGCGCGATGGCCGAGGCGCTGGACAAGATCAAGGGCAGCCTGCTGCAGGGCTACGCCGCCAAGTCCGGGCGTCCCCAGGAAGAGATTGCCCCCTTGATGGCGGCGGAAACCTGGCTCGATGCCAAGGATGCGCTCGATCTCGGCTTTGCCGACCGGATCGCCGAACCGGTCCGGATCGCGGCGCGGTTCGACGTCGGGCGGTTCCGCAATGCACCGCCTGTGCTGGCGGAGGTGGCGGCAGAAAGTCAGGACGATGCTGCGGCTGATACGGGAGGTGACCAATCCACAGCCGGGATTGCCGTCGAAGCGTCAGGCGAAAATCCCGGAGACGGTGACGCAGACCCGAAAACTGCGCCTGCCGGTGACGTGCCTGCCGCTGACTCTGATACCGGTGGAGGCCCGCCAGCGGATCCCGACCCGCCATCCGACCCGGGCGCGGAAACTCTTGGTGTTGCCGAGACTTTCGGAGCCGACACCGTCCTGCCTACGGACGCCGCGCCAGCGCCCGAAACCGATAGCACCGTTGCAGTCTCCAACGGTGCAGCATCTGCCGCCAGCATCCGTGCCGAAGCTCTGACCCATGCCCGCGCCGTCGTCGATCTCTGCCGCCTCAACGGGCAACCGCAGATGGCGGGCCGGTTTCTCGAGGAAGATGCCAGCCTTGAGGCGGTGCGCGCCGCCCTTCTGGCCACCCGCGTGGAAGCCGTGCCCGACATCTCCGCCGCCCATCCGCAACCCGGCCGCCCCTCTGGCGCGCGTCCCTGGGGCGACGTCATCGCCCGCACCTTCCGCATGAAAGGATAAGACCATGCCGACCCTCTCTGAGCCCCCGCACGCGGGCGGCTTCCTCGTCTGGGAAGCACTGCGCGACTATTGCCGCAGCACCGTCATCCTGGCCTCCGGCAACCTCCAGCCCGGCACCATTCTGGGCAAGATCACCGCCTCGGGCAAATACGCGGCCCACGATCCTGCAGCCTCGAACGGCACCCAGACGGCAGCCGCCATTCTTTGGGACAGCGTCGATGCCAGCGGAGGCGACACCAACGCCGTCGTGCTGATCCGCGGCCCCGCCATCGTCAACCAGTATGAGATCAGCATCCCCGGCACGCCCACCGCACCGCAGATTGCCGCCGCCCATGCCGCGCTGCTGACGCTCGGCATCCTCGTCCGCTAACCCCCCCAA